ACGTATTTATGTTCGCTCATTTTTCAATTTTTTATAACATGCTCCGCACAATCTAGTCCTATGAAGTAGTCCTGGAACTGGAATTACATCCTTCCAATCCTTAAAACATTCAGGACAAGTATTCCAAGTCTCATGGTCCTTAATAAATTCGGACCTGACTTCACCATTATCATCATTAGGAAGTTTTATTGGCATATATCTTCTCTAAAGTTTCTTCCTGTTTCTGTGAGAGTTGCCATTTATTAGCAATACGAATAGTCATATCTTCAATAAAATTAGTTTCCCAATCATTCAAATCATCACTTGCTTCTTCTAGTATGGCAGTAATCCAACTTTCTAAAACTTCGTGTGACTGAGGTTTCCAGATTGGGGCCATATCTATCCTTGTTTCGGTAAAGGTTCTAATCTATCATTGATATCATTACAACAATTCTCACATATCTCTTTAGTATGTAAATCATTATTCCATTCGTGATGACTTCTCATTCTAGTTGCACGAGGCAACTCAATAGTTGCAATATCATTTCTACTCTTAGTTTCTTTACCACATCTATCACATCTATAAATAGTAGCCACAGTTACCTCCCATTCAATTTCTTTAAAGCATCCTGACGTGATTCGCATTTAATAATAGTTTCATCTTCGTGGAGAGCTTTCGCGAGTTTAAGATTCTCTGATACTAATCCTACACTCACATTAAATTCTAATGAAGTGTGGCTAATAGTCCAGTCTTTACCGTAACGATATGTCATAGCTAGATGATAAATTTCCATTATCATCACCTTGCCATGCCATGTTTCTTCTTGTTTATATCTCTCAGGGAATGTCATTCCATCTGGCCCACTACTGATTGAATCTTGTTTTTAATGTAATCTACTTCTTTCTTAACTTTTTCAAATACATTACTATTACGAAATTGTTGATAATCATTAAGTCTTTCAATAGTCTTAATAGACTCCCACATCATGGCCCATTCATCTTTAGTCAGACTCATATTTTCTCCTTAGTTTGTTGTGCCATTTCTCACGTTGATTTTTTATCTGCCATAAAATGGTCCAGAGTATATCAGGTCAGCGAAACGGCACCAAATCGACCTATTAGTTAGCAGCCGAAGCTGACACTAACTAATCTTGGATTCCTTCTGTTCATCGGTGACTACACGGATTTTAATCGCGCGCCAGCCTTTTCCTTCTACTTCTACAGGAGTAAACTCTACTTTCATTCCATTCTTCAAATCTTGAAAGTTGAAAGTATCCTGTTTTAGTGAAGTCCAATGAAAGAAGATTCGAGTGAATTTGATTTCCTTGGAAGAAATGAAACCCCATCCTTCCTCGGAAACCTTGATAATCTTTCCAATAATTCGTCTTTCCTCTTTTGTCTTTTCCTCGATATGGATGTTTTCGGCTTCCAAATCAGGGTTGTTGACAATATCACCAATCTTAGTCATGTTCTTTTCCTCACAGTGAAAACTCTCTTAGTGATGAGAGTTATGTATTGATACTCATAAGGATGAATTCGTTTCATGCTATCCATCTTCTTACAAGCACGTTTCCTATTGGAGTATACTGCCAAGATACTCTTGTCGCCAAATTCTTTTGGGCAGTCATCAAAGATAATGTGGATTGTCATTTCTTTTTTCTTTGAATGTATCTTGGTATTCTGAAACCAAAATACTCAATTATTATCTGTTCTAATACCCATGAAACAGATTTATTTTCAGATACAGCTATTCTCCTTAGTCCATCTTTAATAGCTGGTGGTAATCCATGTCCAATTGATTCACGAATTTCACCACTAAATAATCTCGGCGCTATTTCCTTTGATTTTCCCATAATTGGTCCTCATTATAGTAATTAAAGGCGGGGCCACCCACGTTATACGGCACATTGTGCTACGTTGTGAGTGACCCCTATCATTAATCTGCTTTCTGGCCCCATGTTTAGGCATTACAACTCACACCGCCATATGGCTAACTTAAATGTGAGACTGGTATTTGGCCCACAGACTAACGAATCTGATTAATCGAGTTCTGAGTCCTCGACTTCTTCAATGTCATCGTCATCTTCGATGTCAGAATCAGGTTCCTTATCTGATTCATCGATAGTAGTATCTTCGACAGTCTGCTGTTTCTGAAGTTCGTCCATGTCAACAGCATCGTCATTCTGTTCAATCAGTCTCATTGTCTTTCTCCTTTAACAGTTAACGAACTTACTACTAGAACTTACTAGTGAACACCTAGTTAAGCAGCGTGAACATCTTCGCGAGGAGCACGATACTTATGATTCACCCGATTCATCAGGCGATTCTGATAAGTATCATTCTCCACGAAAACGTCAATCTCCCTACCTTCTGAAGATTTCAAGTCAAAACGTGTTCCTGACTTGACATCCACACCGAAAGCCTGAAGATATCCAACAGCAAAACCAATGGCCTTACTATTGAAATTCCAGTCTAACGGAACTCCAGAAAACTCTGTGTCTCCCGTATCACCATTGAACTTGATAGTAGCTTCAACAGGATAGTTTGTGGATGGGCCTTTCTCAGACTGTTTCGCGGGGGCCTCACCCACACTGTTAATCACTACACGATACCATGCAGGATTAACAATCTTTCCGCGGAGAAGGTCACGGTCTGAAAATGAGATTACAGGCATTGTGTGTTACTCCTTAGCTTTGAACGTTGTGGGTTGTGGTGTTGGTGTGGATGTTGTGATTCGTTGGATAGGTTGTTCAGCCTTCAATTTGCGAATCGCAGGTTCAATCCACTTATCGTATAGTGGTTCATTATTGAACGCTATTTTCCTTTCTAGTGGAAGTGAAGTTCTAGCATAGTCATTCCCTAAGTGCTGGGTAACTAGTGTGAACTTACCTTCACCTGAATCAACGTTGAAATCAGTCTCAACGTTAAAGTGATAAACTTCCGTCATATAAGATGCTATCTTACCGGAAATCTTATCACCGCCTGTGATGATTACTCTTGAATGATGAGTAAGTTTATTCTTTTCATCGTCTTTACGCTGACCAACTACGTGAGCGATTACGACGACATGAATCTTATGATAGGATTGAACGTCTTTCAGTATGTCCATTAAATCTTGAAACGCGGAGGCTTCAGCGTTATATTCCTCAAGACCAGGGACATATATACTTCCTATCTTCTTTCCCATTCCTTCAGCAGATTTCTGCTTAATAGTCTGTCGATTCATATTATCACCAATTGAAGTGAGTGAATCGACTATAATAGTTTTGAATGGGCAATTAACCCTAAAAGAATCTAACTTCTTCTTAGGTGTATCCCAATCAGAATAGTCATCAGCTACTATATGACCCCTGCCCCATAATCCCCACCGTTTAGCAGGAAGTTCTAAGGCTTTCATTTTCCTATCAGTAGATACCCAGTATTGTGGACCGGGATATGATAGCGCGCAGGTAGACTTTCGAGTGCCCGGCTCACCTTTTAACATAGTGAACAGGCCATCATCTGCACACATTTGTTCGAGTGTTGGCATCTATTCTCTCAATCTTTTTAAATACGACGTGGGTCAGTTAACGCAGCTTGATATTGCTCGATGTCCCTGATGTCGCTATCAGATAAGCCATCAGGATTAATAATACCACAGTCCCCAATAATGACAGGAGTATCTTCCAATCGGAGTCCTGCCACATTCTTTTCAGTAGTTGTTTTAATGTCATGTTGAGTAGGCTCCTCTAAGTCTACAGTATAACCACCACCTTTAACTACCATTTATCATGCTCCTTTAACCACTCCTCACTTACGTAATCATACTTTCGACGACGCATAGGAGTAAGTCTAAGTTTTAGTTCCGCCAATAAACTCCGCAATTGCTGCAACATCTTTCGCATTTTTCCTCACAATGCAATCTGCACAATGTGGCTTAGCCATTGGTTTATTGCTGGAATGAATTAGAGTAGCTTTAGTGATAAGCATTGGCTCACCACATTTATTACATTCACACAATTTTCCTTCAGCGAGATTGATAGGAACATAATGTGAACACGCAGGCTTAATACACTTATAGACTAGATAGGGCTTATCACCATTACGTGACAAGTCTACTTTCTTGTAACGATGAAGATGTTTGGCTACGTGAGATGAAGGTTTACTCATGATTTCGACCCATCGAATACGACTGTCCTAACTACACGGACAATACGCATTGGATATTTTGCTTTAGCACTTTCCTTAACACGCCATAGTGCATCCTTGTGTTGTCTGTAAACATCCACAAGAGTCCACTTTGTTCCGAACTTAACTTCGACGTTATAGAACTTACTCATCACCCAACTTCAATCCATCAGGAAGTTCTTCATTAATCATCTCAGTGACAGCCGCCAAAACTTTTAGTACTTTAGCTGTAAGTTTTGGTGACATATCCATTGAGACTTTAATTATCATCAATGTTTGCTGGATTAATTTCATCTCAGCTTCAGAAACTTCGTATAGCTTTTTGATTTCTTCTACACGCTGTTTAATCTTCTTCTGTTGTGGTGAACCAAGAAATTCAAATAGTTCCATTTAATCCTCCTCATTCGTGGGATTCCATGATGGACCCACTACAAATAGCCGTTTAATTTCTGATTCACGCATCATTGGGTCAGACTCACATACTTTCAAGAAAGAACAGTTACCATATTTTCCTTCACAATGAGTAAAATTGCGAGGCCAGTAACCAGTCTCAGCATACATGAGCATTAGCTTAGCGTAATACGGGAGAGTTTCAGATTGCCACTCAATCAACCGTGGAACACTATAGCCAATTGGAACGCGCTGGAATTTTTCTTCAGGTTTTAAAGATGTTTGAAAGCCAACTTTATTAATGATGACTTTCTGAGTCTCCATGATAATACATTGTCCCATGAACTGACTATTCATGGAATTTGTATCGCGACGTTGACTCATTGTCTTATGGTCCTCTGGAAAGATTCCTTGATTAGTATCCACTACACAATCAAGTTTAGCTTTCCAAAGAATACGAATTTCATCGTCCTCGTATAGTATCTTCCCTTTAACAACCTCAACTTCTAATGGAAGCCAATGGTCATTCTTATAGAAGATTTGATATTGGTCGC